GTATTTATCTAAAATATCAACGCAATAAAAAACTTTATTATTATAATGCATATAATAAGTATACTGCCAGCCTCTATAGATTTTCTTATTTTCTCGCTAGTTTCTTCTGCGCGTTTAACCCTACTAATACCTGCATAATATTTGTTTAGACGAGATGTTTGTATAATTTTCTGCTCGTCAGATAATGAATTGAACCATATATTATATTCTTCTAATTCTAATTGTTGTTTAGCTTCCTCTAGATAGTCGCGAGGTTTAGATTTAAAGTTAGCTTCATCTGTATTAGATGATTTAGTTGTTTTTTTGCGTGTAGATCTCTGTTTAACATAAGTTATTCCATTACCGAAATTGTGTGTAGTTCTAACTCTACCTTTACCAATGTTAAATGTAGTATCTCCTAATTTAATAGAATATGTAACACCAGTTTTACCAATGTTCCAATTACCAATTTTCTTTTTTACCCTAAACCCCATTTATAATCCAACTTGGAACTTCTCTATTTTTCCAACTAAACATTCTTTGTTTTTCACCATTATAGTAGTTATGATATGACTGAACAGAGTTTCCTGCAACTTTATATTGATCAGGCATAGCTGGAGTTGGTTCAGTAAAGTCATCGTGTTTGATATTCTTTGGTGGTATAGCAAGTTTATGCACTAAACCAATTTCAAAACATTTGTGAACTTTACCGTATCTAAATGTATATTCCTGACATAATCTTACTAATAGGTTATGTAACCAAGTATAGTTTAATGCACTCTGGCGACACCATATAGCAGATGGGTGGTTGATATGAGTAGCAGAATATAATATAGACTCACGAGAATCAGTCAATTCCCATCGTTTAGCTTTTCTACCAGTTTTAGAAACACCAATAACTTCGGTACCATCAAGCACTCGGTGAGCAGTAGAAAGTAGCTGGGCTGTTTCTAAAATCATCTTAACACAATGTTTGTCTACGTGCATTTCTGCACAAGCTTTTGGATCTTTATCTAGATAGAAGATATTCATTTTTGAGCTTTATATAATGTATAATAATCAGAAAGTTTATTGAGAGTATCTACAACATTTTTATGTAAGATACCATAACCTTTATTGTTGTCAAATCTAGTTATATTATCTGGAGTGTCATCAATTAGAACTTTCCAAGCACCACCATATTCACCTTTGTGTTTACGACCAGGAACACAGTTTGCTTTGTATGGAATGCCATGAGCATTCAACCAATTCTCTTTTTGCTCTTTAACTGTATCATGGAACTTTTCTCCACCAGTAGAAGTTAAGATCTCTACAGATACTTTACTATCATTTTTCATTAGATGTTTAACAAAACCAAGAATAATATCAGCACCTTCAAACCATTCAAGGTTCTCAAAGTGACGATCTACACAAAATGTTTCCCAGTTTTTACTAAAATCTTTTCTATCACGTTCTACGTTATTTGGAGATTCACCGAAAGTTTTCTTATACTCTTTTTCAAAGTTACTAAGAACACCATCCATATCTAAATAAATTTTAAAGCTCATAGGTATTTCTCCAATTCTGGACGAAAGAAGTTTGCGCCTTTCAACACTTTCCCGTCCTCGCGTTTGATAGGTTTACCTGTCTCTGGATCTAACTTGGACATATTGCTTCGAGCAACTTCGTCAAATGCACCCTCAACATCCCAACCACGTGACTTGGCATAGCCTACTAATACCCAGATTAGATCGCACACTGCATCTAATTGTTCCACGTTATCTTTTTCAAAGTATGCTTGAAGGAACTCTGCAAATTCTTCAGAGACTAATTTGGCATAGAGTACTCGTTGTGCATCGTTATCAGTATCTACGGTTTGATCAAAAGCCACCAAGAATTTCTCTACTTGAGAGAATGGGTGTTCATAATTAGTCTTGCTCATGTAATCTCCATTGTAAAGTTTTTACTTCTTTTTTCAAATTTTCATTCTCTTTAAGAATGTCATCTATCATAATTTTAACGTTCGGTAGAACAGAACCTACTGCAAATAATTCTACAGCTAGTTTCTCAGCGTCAATATCAGACCTTGCCATATATCACCTCATATAAATTGGAGCGGAAGATGGGAATCGAACCCACGACACTAACTTGGAAGGATAGAGTTTTACCATTAAACTACTTCCGCAACTGTTACTATTATACAACAATTACTATTTTAAAGCAAGCTTTTGTTGATCAAAGTTTTCAACTAGCTTATCTCTTATATTAATAAGTTCATCTAATTCAGCTTTTTTATTTTCTATAAGTTTATTATAGTAGTTTATATTTGACATTACAGCAATTGGAGTTTTCATAGCACCTCTACTTCAATACCACATTTTTGTAAAAATTCTATTCCAAACGTATTTCTATACGTATACTTGTAATACACTTTACTTATGCCTGCACCATAAATCATTTTAGCGCAGTGTATACATGGAGCATGAGTCACGAATATAGTACTACCCAAACCAGACTCACCATCCCTAGCTAACTTGATGATGGCATTAGCTTCAGCATGAACCACCTCTTGTTTGGTTTCAATATCATTGTTCTCGTTAGTGAACTCACATACATTACTCCAACCAGCTGGCATACCATTATAACCGATCGATAGAATTCTATTATCTTTAACAATAACTGAACCCACCTGCAGTTTTTTAGCTGTAGAAAGCATGGCAAACCTAACTGCAGTATCCATGTATGCGTCAACGAACTTACGCTTCATTAGTATCTTCCTCAGTTTCTTTAAAGTCTTCATACTGAGCACGTAAGTCACCAAAATCGATAACATCTTCTGGTAGTGCTTCAATAGAGTCTAGGTCAGAGATATCATACTCATAGTAGTTATCACCAAACTCATTATTAAACGTACCACCAAAACCCATTCCAGGTTCTAGATACTTTGCATCAACTTCCCAGCCTTGCTCAACCAAATACTCGTAAAGTGCAATTGGTGGTGCCCATGCAGTTTCCATAGAGATATGGATGGCATTATCCTCATCTCGATAACTATCAATAAGACCAGCGTCCCATTTAGTACCCCAGTTCTCAACGTTCCATTCATACCAGTTCTCTGATTCATCTAATGGAATAGGTCGAAGTGATTGGAATATACCAACGTCAGCTTCATCAATAACCTTTACCAACTCATCAATTTTAGTTTTATCTGGATGTCCTAAACGAACACTATTATCGCACCAATTTGGCATAATCAATTTCCCTTATTAAATACACTTTGTTTAAATGGTATAGTTACAAAACTACGTCTGCGTTTATCTAACTTCTGCTTGGAGTTATAGTAAATCGGTTCACCCTCACCCCATTTTTGGTAGGCAACTACCTTAGAGCCTTCCATGAGGTAGACATGATTGGGTTGTCTATAATCGACTTCCCATACGGTAACTTCTTTAATGACTTCATATGCCATTATAGAATGTCCAATTGAACATCAACGTTATTCCAACGACCAGCTAAACCTACAGCATAATCGGCAGTCTTACGTTGATTAGTTAATGCAAGTAAGCAAGTCAGAACCGCTTCGTTAATGCGAATTGAATCGCCAACATTAGCACGGATCTGACCAGCAGTAGTGTAGAAAGAAACACCGTTAACAATAACACGTAATTTTTGAGACTTTTTCATAATAGAACCTTTCATAATCAACTTAAGACTATTATACAGTAACTACGAATTAAAGTAAACAAGTTTCTTCAGTTTAAGGAAGAAAGTTTTTATAGGAGCAACTGGTTCTTCCTTCTTAACTACTCTGCTGCTCCTGTAGCTTTTTTTGCTCGAGGTGCTCTCGTTTTCTTTTCTGGTGGAGGATTAGTAATAAACCCAGCATCAAATACAGCTTCGTGTGTAATCTTTTTATACTTGGATGTCAGGTCTTGGTCTTTCACCAACAGCAACAACTCAGCTTCTGATGGATGCACACTCTCAAGTAACTGAATGAATAGATCTTCACGACGAACATTAGGTAAATCTGCACGACAGAATACGTAGAAACGTTTTAGCTCTTGACGTAAAATTGCCATACTCATACCAATTGGTGCATCATCTGATTTGTATGGTGGGTTACCCTCTGGAAGTAAGAATTTCTTAGCTGGATCGAAAGAATACTGAAACAATACCGTTAAAGCAGAGTCACCTTTCATCTTTTGTAACAAAGAAGGATCCTTGTTAATTTCTTCTAATAGTTCTGGTAGATACTTTTGCATTAAAACTCCTCAAGCTCATCTAAGAGCATACGACATTTATTCTTAATAAGATAATTCATAATTGACATCTTATCACCTTTAGGTTTCAAACCTGTATATGTATCTATTACTGATTGACGCACGTCTTCTGGGATAAACTCAAAGTCCACTAGCAATTGATTACGATGCCAGTTACGTTTAACCTCATCATTATCACAGGCATCAATACCCTCTGTGAGATAACGAGCAAGCTTCTTAGCAGTCACTGGAGTTTGACGATCACCATCGTTCATAAACACATCATCTTTACTATAGATGTTTGGGATACCATCGCCAGAGTCACCACGAACAATATGCTCAATCAGATACTCATTACCCTTAGGTGACTCAACGAATTTCTTCTGCATTGGTGACCATTGCTTGACGTTACCGAATTTATGCAACTGCTTGAAGTCTTTATCAGAAGATACAATTAGAACCTTTTGTGGTTCTTCGTATAAACCCTCTGTAACTAAATCATTGGTCTGAACCCACTTCGTTAATGCAGCAATAACATCATCAGCTTCACAACGATCGATGTGTACTACCTTGTAAGGAAAGTGTTGAACAAGATCTTCACGGATGTCAGATAGTGTATCAAAGATAAGCTTCCAGTCTAGGTCAGACTTCTCACGGTTCTTCTTACGGCTACCCTTATAGAACTCAAAGTGTTCTCTGCGCCAGTATTGACGACCATCACAAGCAATGACAATTTCACCATACTCTTTACCGTACTTTTTCTTGTAAAACTTAATTGAAGAAAGAACAGCATGACGAATAATGTTAATTGCGTCATCAGTTTTAGCAGTCGCCATATTCTTTTGTAGATCTCTCTGGAAGGAGAGAATGTTTGATAGTGCCACCTGACTATAGTCTAGGATAATCATACCTTTTCTCCAAAATAACCAAGGACTAATTTCATTGCAGTAAGAGTTCGTAGGTTTTCAACATGGGCAATGGCTTGAGCATCTGTCACCAAGTTAGTCATCTCATCAACTTCTTCTATATCTTTCTTGATATACTCGTAATGTTCTTTCAAAGCGCAAACTAAGATACGATCTGCAGTTTCAAAGTCTAGTTCTACTCCAAATTTAGTAGTCATTAGAATGCTCCAATCAAGATAGTTTCAGAGTTAATACGACCATTTGGAACAATAGCTTTAGTCTTAATAGACTTTAACGCAAATGCCAGAGCACGTTTACCTGGAACCTTAAAGAATTCCTCAGGTTTACGTAGCGTCTTAGTTTCAGACTTGCTAGTGTCATAGTTAAGAAGAGTAGTACCACGAACAGACAGACCACCACGATCCAATGCATAGTAAACTGATACACGACGATACTTGGTATTATATACCCAGAGTTCAGAAGCACCAATGATTGTAGTAGGTGGAACTGACTTCATATTAAGTTCTGCAAACTCTTTTTGGTATTGCATACGTGCAACGAGAACACCAGCTGGTTTCTCTTTACGCTTACGTGGCATTCTAGTAGCCTTAGCTGCAACCACTTGTTGTTGACAGTCTGCTACGATGCTCTCTACAAACGAGAGGAAACGTTTTAGCTCTGCTTTAGAGAAGTATGAATAACCCTCAACTAATTGCTCGTCTTTACCTTCCAAAGCTTCAGTCAGTTCAGAGACAACACCAGCGTAGAAACCACCGATCTTCTTAGAAACCGCACCACTAATTGAATTGCTTAATAAGAATGTCTTCATTGAAAAGTCAGATTTCTTATTACGAACAAAGTTATCAATCTCAGCATCTATCTCAGCTGCATATTTACGCGCAGCATCAGTAATACGTTGGTCAATAGAAACCATAGGTACTGCGACCGTAGCTGGTTTAGCTACATCCGTAGTCACTTTAGCTACGACTTCTGTGTACTTTTCTTTTAGAAAGGTTAGACGAGTGTCAATAAATGCTTTATCTTGATCAGAAACATACTGATCTCGAGCCATCAATCTAACTAGAACACATACAGCCTTAACCTCAACATCCCACGCTTTATCAACTGCTTTGAGATACTCACGTTTACCGTTGGCGATTAGATAGCTGGACAACCACTTGCGCATGACACGATCTTCTTCGTGGAGACCATACCAGTTAAGAGCCATAGGAAGATCGACAGAGTAGGTAGCTTCTGTAGTAGTCGGTTCACCCACACTACCACGTAGCATATTACCTACACGTTCGATCTTCTCTTTTGTCTTAACTGCCTGCTTTTCTTTGGCAGCTGTTGCTTTACCTGCTTTTGCTAAAATATTCATAGATTTTATAATCTCCTAATTGAAACATTATTATGCCTCAAAACGGAATTAAAGGCAACACTTATTTTCCAAAACCAAATGGGCATTTACCTTTTCGTTTCTCCAACTCATCAATACGTTTTTTATTCACTCTATATTTGTTGGTGAATGAAGAAGGTTGAGATGTCCACCCAAGTTTATGCAATTCTTCACCAGTAACTAAATGAGTTTTTATTTCAATTTCATGCTCAGTTAAGGGTAGAATATGAACTAATGGATCCCCAGCATTTAATCTAATTTGTTTGTCTCTCCTAGGAAATAAGATATTAACATTAGTTCCATGTTGATATT